TACACCTGAAAGCTTGTAATCGTGCGTTGTGTTTGTTGCATCACCATCTACACCCACTTTATCCTGCAATGCTTCCACAGTGTCGTTGATAGTAGTGTGCTGGTAATCGTGATCTAGCTCCGCTGTTGCATTCTCAAGATTATCTGTTGAGGATGGATTAGGGAGTGTTTGTTTTGTTCCTGGAAAATTTGTTGACATTATAATTTATTAGTTTTTAGTTTGCTCTGTCCACACGGTTCCGAGCTTTCCGTTATATGTATAAGTTGACTCGTTGTATGTAACAGAATCCTCATTGTATTCAATGGAATCTTGAGAGCTATATTTCTCTTCTTCTGTCCAAGTAGTCATATTAAACCTTTACATTAACTCTATTAGTAATTCGACGTTTTGTGTCCTGCTCCCTGTAAGAGTAGAAAGCTTCTATATCCCTCTCTTTCTCTAGCAAGTCTCTTTTAACAGCCTCTGCTCTACCCTGTTTCTCTTTAGAAGTAAGGTATCTGTACTGACAGTAAAGTGAGATGAACTCATGCAGATGTTCTCCAAACCCTGGCTCTTTTGATGTGTCTGTAGATACAAAGAAGTTAGCATTCCTTTGAAAGTATGCTTTGAGTCCTCCTGCTAGTGTGTAATTAGGTGCAGGGTAAAGCATCACTGATTCTCCTCTCTTGTCATAGAATCGTGGAACCCCGTTTACATTCTGGAAGTCTGTTAATGACTCTCCTTCTGCCAAATTGTCTTCTGTGAAGGGTAGTAGTCCTGTTGTATTTCCGTTTGAGTCTGTAACCTCGATCTTCTGTAACACAAGGTAATCAGATGCAAAAGAATAGTCTTGCTGTCCTGAGTTAAGTTGTGCGGTACCAATTGGTAGTGTCGTGTTGTTTTTGTCGTCCCACTCCCATGGCCCGTCTGATCCAAGGATAATAGAAACGACCTTTCTTAGTCCCATGTTTGCGTCCCTTGTTAGGTCTTTGATGGGATACGTAGCAGAATTGGCATTTACTTGTCGGTAAATGTCTTGAACTAGTCCTTGCTCTGCTCCTGATGTATCGTTGAAAATCAATGTCTTGTAGTTAAATTTTAATTCTTATGAGGTAGTGGGGATATGCGTTGTGGCCAACATATACCCCCAGCACCCCATAAGGGGTTGCTGTTTCTATGATCGATCAATTTGAACGTCGTAGATAAGTCCTGAAACGTTGTTCCAAACTTTTCCTTTGTAGTCAACACGTGACACGATTCCGATACCTGACTGTAGGTTAGGATCTTTATCGTCAACCATCACATCTCCGAATGTGCTAGAAAGAATACCAAGGTGGTATGTCTTTTTAACTCCAGCTACAACGTGAAGTGTGTTAGTTTCTGTTGTCAAAGAATTAGATACGTAGTGAGTGAATCCCATGTAGTTGAATCCATTTACTCCGTCAACTCCTCCTCCTAGGGCTGAGTCTTGTGTTACAAAACCGTTAGCCATTGCGAATGATTCAAGTAGTTCGAATGCAGTAGGATCCCAAATAATGAATCCTCCTTGTCGTACGTACATGTCTCCTCCGTTTGCTGCAAGAATTTTCTTCTTAACAGCTCGAACAACGTCATCAACGTTAGTTGCAGAAAGTGTAATGTCTCCAGCACCTCCTCCAATTTCTGTGTTGTCGAAGTCTGTCATGTTTGCGTAGTCTCCTACGAAAGCTTGCTCGATTGTCAGGTTGATTTCCTCTCCCTGTCGTACAGCTCGTTCCATCTGTAGGTCATATCCTGTCTGTGCAAGATCTGCTCGGTCGATAAACTCTGCTACTACTTGTGAAGTGTTAATATCAACTGAATCATCAGTTACTGTGAAGTCTGCGTATGTGTAAGCTGCTCCTCTTGTATATGAAGCTGCTGCTGCATTTGACTGATATGGGTTGTGCAATACTTTAGAAGTTGTGAAGTCTACTCGACACACATCTTTCCAAAATGTTGGCGCATCCAAAGTCTCCTGCAGTTTCACTGTCCAGTCTTCTTTGTAGATTACTGTGTTTGCCATTTTATTGGTAAATTTAAGTTATTAAGTCCACAACTTATCTTTACCACAACTGATTACCTGATTTCTACCGAAGTAGAACCGAATTTGGATTTGTTCTTATTGGCACTGATTCTGGCGTTCACCACTTTCCGACGTAATGCTACGTTTTCTTTTGGCGGAAGTTCCCCTTTAGCTACCCAGTAGTCAACTTCGTTTCTGTGTGATTGGTTTGAACGTGATTTTCCGTTAGGAATTGCGTCTTCAACCTCTCTACTGCCTCGAAGCTCCTCTAGTTCAGACTTAACGAACTTATTCTCTACAACTTCATCTAAAGTTTTACCTGTAGCTTCCATTGCTTCTTGAATAATTGCGTATTCATCTGATCCTTTGATACCGTTTGCATTAAGGAATGCCTTCTCTCCATAACCAAGTTCTCCATTAGAACTCTTCGAGTCAGTCTTTTTTGTTGCCTTCTTAGCCTTCTGCTTTGCAATGCGCTTGTACTTAGCGATTTCCGCTCTAGCTTCGTCTAATTCAGCTTTATAATCAACTGACTCATCAACTTGAGATTCTTCAGAAATTTCTTCTGTAGCCTCTAGTTGCTCTGTTGGGACTATTTCTTCGTGATTCCCAGCACTTATTTCATTATTTGACATAGAATGATAACTAATTAATCACTATTTTACCGTGAGTGAGAACACAAGATTTCGTTTCTCTAATTATAACACACGCTATATAGAGCTACCAAATCAATTATTAAACTGCAGGATTCTTCTTATCTTCCTTCTCCTCTTTTTCTGGTGTAACCAGATCAAAGTAATGAAAGGCCTGAAGAACCATTGAGGTTGCTTGCCCTATAAGCTCAAGCTTTTCCCCTTTAGCTTCTGTTGACAGTGAAGCGTCGTTTACGATTCCGAATGCCCAATTTCGGTTTCGGTCGTAACCTTCCGTATCAGTCAAAACTCCTTGTGTGATAACACCATCAAGAAGGAATCGGTTGAGTAGATCTTTGAGCTTTGTGTTTTCATTGAAAGCTCGGATCATGTCCTTTTCCTTATCTGATAGGAAATCAACAGGTGTCTGTTTCTTTTCCATACTAATTATTAATTAGTTGCTAATAATTCAGCATCCACAACGGGAGACTGCACTTGTGCCTGTTCTGTCGGAGTAGGCACAGCCACTTTAGGTGATTCTAGAGCACCAAAGTTAATTGGTGAAATACCTGAAGCCTCAATAATTGTGTTGAATATTTTGGCCACTCGTGGATCACCTAGAGCTTCTGGATTAGCAAGGATCTGTCCGAAGATTGATGAGAATCGATCTGAAAGTAATGCTAGGTTCTTTTGCTCGTCTGTAACAATGATTGAAACATCCATTGGGATTGAATCTAATTCACCCTCCATAACCTCAAAGAACTTCTTATCTCCTGTATTTGCAAAGTTTTCTTGGAAGACTTGCTTAAACCCATCAATATCTTCCTCCGTAACAACCATCCCTGAAAGCACTTTGTCCTTTATCTTATCGTTCACAAACTCATTCACGGCTTGTTTCCCTACTTTTTTGAGTTCATCTAGTGTAAGAGTAGCTGAGAATGTCTTTTTGCTCTTCATGTCATTTATAAGCTCTGGAATCACCCAGTCCATATAAATCTCTTCAACGAGAATACCTAATTGTTTCTTTCTGTGCTCATGTAGAGACTTCTGTTCCTGGTTTCGTAGTAACTCCAATCGGAAAGGAACTCCTGATTTGTCGCTATCACCTGTAACACTTGAGCCTGCTGCTGATGTCTGATCAGCTAATGTTTCCCATTCCTGAGAGGCTGATTGGAAGACTTGGTAGTTAATTGGTTGAGTGTTCACCTGTGAGATAGGTGACTCTGCTCTCATAATTGCCCCATTATCTATTTCTGTTATTGAGTTGTAGTTTGAGAACTTCTCGTCTGCTGTTTGATAGATAGTTTTTGTAGCCTGATCTAGCATCTCTTTCCTTTGAATGGCTGAGTAGTTTACCCACACCTGAGCCTCAAAAAGCTCCTCTACGGCTCCTATTCCTAGCGCTCGCCCGAATGCCTCCTCTGCGTCTCGTTTAACTGTCTTGTATCGATTTTCTTTCTCTTTTCCTGAGAAAAGCGTTATTCCATGCTTCTCCTCGTCTTCATCTTTATAGAAAGCAACAATATGCACCTGACGTGTAAATTCTAGGTCACTTTCTTCTTCATCTAAGAAACTCTTTGGCAACATTCCGTGAAGTTCGTACACTTCAACGTATTTTCCAGGAACCTTAATATCCTCATTATCTGATTGGGTTGTTTCTTTATGGTTATTCTGTGAGAGAATAATAATATCGTCTATGTTCTGCCACCCTTTAGATTCCATTTCCTTTAAGGCCTCTGGTGTCATTTGGTGTTTTTCACAAATAGGCCCTGACATAATGTCGGTTTGGTCTACAAAAGCAATTCTCTGCCATGGCACCACCTCTACTGAATCACCTACTTTCTTAGCGAGAACTCCCCCGAAGTCTGTGAATGTAGCTGATAGGTTGTTCAAGAACTTATTAAGTCCTATGTCTTTAGCCCAACGTTCGTGGAACTTCTTAACAAGGAATGACTTGTAATAATGTTCTGGATCGTCTGCAAATACATCAATATCTTTAACGTCAAAATCCACAGCTCTGTGCTGTAGGTTCAATGGTTTTCGTATGATGTTTTTAAAAGGTTTCTCGAACTCTTCTCCCCCTGTTTCAAACTTTGAGTTTGTGTAGAGTGTTGTGAGCTTGATATGTCGCTCCATCTTCCATTCGTACCCCTCTACAACTGGTACTGGTGTTGTGTTGTACACATTTTCCTGTGTCTTGATATATTCAAATACATCCATAGTTATTTAAGCTTAACCACAAGCTTTTTGAATAAAATGTCCTGTGCAACCCTGTTGCCTAGAATCCTCCTTAACGGTACTGGTAGTATCATAGTTTCTGCCACTTTACTTCCGCACTGTAGCCGTACTGCTCCCTTCGTCTTTGCGTGTTTCGGTAGATTGAGATTCTCAAATACCTCTCTTACTGTATCACCTTTTGCTGTATATTCGTCACTCCCGATTAACAGGGTTAATAAATAAATCTTTGAGTCAACCTTCTTCTTTGGGGCTGACTTCTTCTTTGTTGTTTTTTTCTTAGTTTCTGGCATATACATTATTATACCACGAATGCAAGTCGTCAAACAGCAGGATTGCCTTTCTTTGATGGTTTTCCACTCTGATAACCTCTCAAATATGGCTGAGAAGGTCTCCGAGCTATCTCCAATTGATACGCAACAGAGTCGAGGACATCATCATTCATCCCCTGTGGAAAGGTTCTCATTTCATCCTTTAAATCTAGGTTTTCACCAACTAGAAACATCCCCCCATTTTCCCAGCGTGGAATTAAGGCTCTTATTCTTGCCTCTTTGTTGGTTCCTTTGTGTTTTAGTGGCCTCACTGTGAAGAAAGTATTCTTCTTGGCCATCTCCTCTTTAAGGAAAGGTTCTATCGCTAAAGTAAAGGCTGTGGCTTCCATCCCGATTATCTCTGGTTTATACGTCTGGTGAATATAGAAAATGTGATCAATAAGCTCTCTTGAGTTTATTTTCATCCTGTATGTATATATAAACCACTTATTATCCTCAGATACCCAGTTTACTGTTATACCTGTGTAGTCCGCGCTATCTTTCTTTGAAACAGCTCCGTCAATAGTCACAAAGCAAAGAGTATTCTTCATCTTCACCTGTTCGGGTGTGGCGTGCTGGACATACTGCGCCTTGAATTCTGCCTGTGTATCATCAATAGGCTGATTCATCATTTCGTATGAGAATACGTAAGAGCCTAGTTGCCTTCTTTTAT